ACTCTGGCGACTTCTCCGCTCACTGCGGTCTGATCTACCAGAAGGATGCTGCTGGTGTGGTCGAGGCTATCGGTCCCCAAGTGCAAACCACCTCTGGTGATGTGTCGGTCATGTATCAGGGCGACATTATCGTGGGTCGTCTGGCAATGGGTGTGGGTACTCTGAACCCCGCCGCTGCTATTGAACTGCAAGCAGCCTGAGGTAGTTAATCATGACTGCATCTGGTGGTGCTCCGATCCCCGATCCTACTTCACTTCCTGCGGTAGCTGGTCGCACTGTTGCTGTAGTAACTGTCCCCCGTCGTAATAGCGATGCAGGGGTGGCTCCCTACTCCATTAAGAGTGAGACCTATGATCCCCGTTCATCCAAATACTGAGAATAATCATGCCTGCTAACGTTTCTGTTGAGAAGGGCACTACTGCTGCGCCTACTGGTGTCTGCAGTACTGCTACCCGTCGTTCCGTTGCCCGTACCCGCCGTGCATTTGGTGGTACCGCTGTTGCTGCTTCGACCGTTGTGTCGGAGAGCAAAGGTATCCGTAACTATGCTGGTGGCGTAGAGTGCAACCTTCCTGCTATTCCGTAAAGTAGTAACACCTGGGGAGGCCTTAACTGGTCTCCCTTTTTTTAACACACATATAACACTATTGTTATGCCGTTTCCCACAAGCTATGCGGACACCGAACTGGCCGCTGTAAATCAGATCCTGTCAGCTGTGGGTCAGGCCCCAGTCACTGAGCTGGATCAAGCCAACCCTGAGATCTCTATTGCATACGATACCCTCATCAAGTGCTCTCGTGAATGTCAGTCTGAAGGTTGGACGTTTAATACTGAATACAACTACCCGCTACACCCCAACAGCAACAAAGAGATTCCACTAGCAGACAATATGCTACGTGTTGAGCTATCCCAGAATACACTTGCAAATGATGGTAAGCATGTTGTACGGAGAGATGGGAAGCTGTATGAGACTGTTGCTCACACCTACCTCTGGAAAGATATTGATACCATTGAATGCGATATTGTCTGGTGGTTTGATTGGAAAGACCTTCCTGTACCATTCCGTGACTACATCGTAGCCAGGGCTTCTACACTGACTGCCCTGAAGGTTGTTGGAGATGAGGATCAATACAAGCTGCTGTATGAGCGAGAAGCCCTAGCTCGTGCAACCATCGTGGAGTATGAATGTAACCAAGGCAACTACACCATGTTTGGTTTTGCTAGAGGTGATCAGAACTATGTCAGCTATCAACCGTTCCATACGCTTAGCCGCTAATGACAGCAATCTCCCAACGAACTCCTAACTTCCTTGGAGGTGTATCACAGCAGGTTGATGAGCGCCTCTTCCCTGGTCAAGTAAGGCAAGCATTGAATGCCTACCCCGACCCTGCATATGGTCTTACAAAGAGGGCTGGTGGTCGTCTGATTGCTGCCCTCAAAGACGCTAGTGGAGTTAACATTCCAGCTAATACATACGCTAACGCTTCTTGGTTCTCAATCTTCCGAGACGAGCAAGAGAAGTACATGGGGAATGTCAATGCTGGTCAGGTAAACATCTGGAGCATCCTTGATGGTAGTCGTAAGACTGTCACCATGAGTGGCTCAGCAGCTGCATACATCCAAGCAGCTGATTGGAGGGACCTTAACTTCCTGACGGTCAATGACTACACCTTCATTACCAACGACAAGGTTGTTGTCAAGGCACTAGCTGCTCCTCCGTACACAGCTGGTACAAACGCGACCATACGTCTGCTTGAAGTAGCATACAGTGCGCTGTATACTGTGACTATTGATGGTAAGGGTTACACCTACCAAACCAGAAATGCTGATGACAATGTTGGTGCATCAGACCCACCAAAGGAACTACTCAACGCAGATGATATCCTCAATGCTCTGAAGACAGCCATAGCAGGTGGTGGCTATACTGTCACACGTACAGGTACTTCGCTTGAAATCTCCAGCACTGCAGCAATCAAAGTAACTGCTAAGGGTGGTCAGAGTGGAGCATCACTTGTTGCTTACCAAGGCAGCGTAGATAACATTGCAAAGCTCTCTGCTGAAAGTGTACAGGGTAGGGTTGTAGAGATCACTAACTCTTCAGCACTAGCCTCTAGCTACTACGTCAAGTTCTTTGCTAATGATGGGGTCAGTGGTCCTGGGTACTGGGAAGAAACAATCAAGCCTGGGATAAGCACTGGTCTAGATCCAGCTACCATGCCACATGAGTTAGTGCGTAACGCTGATGGAACATTCACCGTTAGACCTATCACATGGGAACCTAGACTTGTTGGTGATGATGAATCTAACTCTCAGCCAAGTTTTGTAGGACACACAATCCGCCATCCATTCTTCTTTAATAACCGACTTGGGTTCCTTAGTGAAGACAATGTGGTGATGAGCCAGGCTGGTGAGTACTTCAACTTTTACTTTACAACTGCTACTACGCTTGTTGCCGCTGACCCTATCGATATCAGCTGTTCAAGTGTTAAGCCTGCTGTGCTCCATGCAGTGGTACCTACAACCCAGGGTCTATTGTTATTCAGCCAGAATCAGCAGTTTATGATGGGAGCAGATAACAACATCTGGTCTCCTACTACGACTACAATCAAGACAATCTCTAACTTTGAATGTGATCCTCTAGTACACCCATCAGATCTTGGAACTACTGTAGTCTTCACTTCAAAGAACCCTAGCTACACCCGTCTCTTTGAGATGATGACTAGAGGTCAGGAAGAGAACCCACAGGTAATCGATCAGGCACGTATTGTTAGTGAGTGGATACCTGCTGGTCAGGACCAACTTGTAACTAGCCCACAGAACTCGATTGTAAGCCTAGCACGTAGGACAAGCAACACGCTCTATATGTGGCGTTTCTTGGAAATGAATGATAAGCGAGAGATGACTGCTTGGGTTCAATGGGATCTGGTTGGAAACGTACAGCATCATGCTATCAATGCTGATGTTATGGTAGCTGTTACCGAGCAGTCTGACTCGTATGTTCTACAGGACTTCGATCTAACCCAGAGTCCATCTGCATCTGGTCTTATCAGTACCTCTGGTGTTAAGACTGATCCTTGTCTGGATATGTGGTCAGCCGTAAAAGGAACCTATGATGCTGTAACAAAGAAGACTACTTACCGTCTGCCATTCAAGTATGAGAAGGGTAAGACGATCTGCCTTGTTACTGGTAGCCCCACAACGATGACCTATACAGAGTCTGGATACATATCCTTCCCCACTGTATTGACTGACGTAGCCGGTTCCTATATCGAACTGAAAGGTAACCTAACCAAGACCACTACATTCATTGGCTATACCTTTGACTTTGAGGTAACCCTGCCAAACATTTACTACAGGCAAGAGGATGCCAATATCTTTCCTTCGTCGTTCATCATCTCTCGTATGAAGATCTACGCAGGGTTAGGAGGTAACCTTAACTTCTCGATTAAGGCAAGGGGTAGGTCAGAGTGGAAGGAAGCGTCAGTTGTTAAAGCAGCTGACTTCTACCAAGCTAACGATACTCCTATCAACTCACAGCATGTCTACACAATTCCTATTATGCAAAGATCAGAGAACTTTATATTGAAGCTTAGCTCTAACCTGCCGTTCCCTGTCAGCCTTGTGTCGATGGTGTGTGAAGGTCAGTATTCCAGCCGCTTCTATCAGCGGAGGTAAGGTATGGGTTTATTCGATTTCATTACCGCAAGATCGGAAGCGATAGCTGCAAACAGACAAACAGAAAAGGTCGATGAGTTCAATCTAGACACATGGAAGTTCAACAATAGGGAAGCAATCAGGGACTATAATCACACGCTGAAAGGTAATGCTATACGGCGTGGTAATATCGAAGCGGAGGCTGCCTATACTGACGCAACTAATCAGCAGAATTATCGCTACCAGCTAGCGATTGCTGATGCTCAGGATAGGATGAATGCTGCGGCTTATAGTAAGTCACTGCAGACATATGGTCTACAGCGTAGCTTCAATAACCAAGCTGCTGCTAGTGCCTATGCGTCTGAGACCAGGAAGCTCCAGGAGGCCGTCACAGAGATGTCCTTCCAGAACCAAGACATTACCATCCAAGCACTGCAAGAAGCCGGTACAGCCCAAGCTAGGGGTGCCTCAGGGCGTTCTGCAGGTAAGGAGCTTCATGCTGTCCTAGCACAAGCAGGTCGTAATCAAGCGATCCTTGCTGAGAGTCTATCTAGTGCTGATGCTAACTTCCGTCAGGCTAACGAGAAGATTCGTACAGATAAATACGGAGCAGATATCAATGCTTGGGGTAACCTTATGGTTAAGCCTATTGCAGCTGCTCGTCCAGAAGCGCCGCTTGCTACACCGAGGGCTGTGATACAGGATCCCAGGAGACCGAGGAAACCGCCGAAGCCAGTCAAAGGTGCAAAGGTGGATGTCGGTATGGCGACGCTTGGTGGCATTGTTAGCTCTGTAGAATCAGCAGTTAGTATGGCGACAGTATTCTCATAATAACTACTATTACTAAACATGAACCAAATAGGATATCGTGGGTACGCCCAGAGCCTAGGGTTCGATCCGATTAAAGCTCCAGACCTGGCAAAGAAAGAACTGGAAAGGGGACAGCAAGAGATCAACAATCTCAAGCAGTCTGCTGACTGGAATAATCAGAATCGCCAGCAGTATGCAGATGCACTTTCAAGGAAGAACGCATTAGAAGCTACAAATCGTGATCAGAACTATCAACTAGAGAAAGATTGGAGAAAGGGCTATCAAGAAGCTGTCATGCGTAACAGGCAGACAGCTATTGATAGCGCTAAGATTAAAGGTGATGAACAGGCTAAACTCTTTGAGAGCCTAGGTGCCTTCAGTAAAACAGCAGTCAAGCTTGCATCTGACTATAAGAAGAAGCGAGATGAAGCTGATGAGATTGAGGCCATGAACTATGTGGTGGAGAATGGTATCTCCGTTGAACAGTTCCAGAGGCTCCGTGCTGGTGAACAACAACTTGATGCTGCTGATCAGGCAGTCAATGCTGTTGCTAACAACGCACCTAACCTAGAGGTCCGTAACTACATTCGTGGTCTTAGTGGGCGTAAGCTTTACGGAGCCATGAAACAGCTGGCGATCCAGGGTGCTATTGATTACGAACCGTTCCTTGTTGAGAACTCTCGTACACCTGTGCTAGTTAATGGTGAGTACACCACACTGGATGATGCTAAGGACCGTGATCCTGCTACCTACGCTGCTGCTCGTGTAGCACTTAGATCTGAGTATCTGAAGAGGTTTGCTGGTCTATCTCCAGAACTTGCTAATGAGTACCTGTATGAGGGTATTCGGCGTACTGAGGCTCAGCAGACTGCAGCCTATTCAGAACTCCGTAGCAAGTCACTGCAGGCCCAAGAGGATCAGGAAAGCACACAGGAACTGCTGACCGAACTACGTGGTCCTGAGGGTGGTCAAGCAATCATCAACTGGTACATGCGTGGCTCTGGTGGTGATAAAGCAATGATCGGACTCAAGAGGCGTGAAGCCCTTGGTCTACTTGCTATAGCAGCTGAGGCTGGTCAGTTCACCAGCGAAGATCTTGCTAAGTTAGAAGAGGCACAGATCAGTCTTGGTGGAGCAGAGGCTAAACCCTTTGCTGAACTCTATGGCTCTGAGCTTTCTAATCTTCGTGATTCTGTTCGTAAGTACAACAACACTCAACGACAGGATCAGGAACAAGCCGATGACGATCAAAAGAAAGAGTTTGAGCGTCGGGTCATTCAAATCCAACAGGAACTTGGTCGTAACTTCACAGAGGCTGAGATCAAAGAGATCCGTACTAAGTGGGAGAATGACTTTGGTGAGATCGCCCCTGGCTGGATCAAACAGATAGAGTCTCAGGAGAAGCTCGATACTGAAACAGGTAATACTCACCTCCAGCGCCTAGCCAATCGTGGTATGCTAACAATGCAGGAGCTGATGAGTGGCAAGTACAGTGAAGATTCAATCACTAAGTTCAAAGGCCAAGCAGAACATGGCAACAGCTTCAACAATGTGTCGAAGACTGTAAAGGATAACATGAACAGCGCCATACAACAGCAACTCAAGCAGAGTCTTGGTGCTGTGGGCGCAGGTTCTAACCAGAACGCTAGCTACCACACTGCTTTTGATAGGGCTCAGCAGGATCTTGCATCAAGGGCGTTAAATCTGATTAGCTCAGGTGTTGATGCTGACACTGCCTATCGTCAAGCTGCTCAAGAAGTCATCACAGATATCAAGGCTGGAGCTAAGGGTGAAGGTACCTATGCAATCAACGGTACTGTCGTCAACGGTAAGTTTGAACCTGATCTGAATGAAGCCACTCGTGGTTTCCGTATCGGTGGTGATGCTACTGGAGCAGATGCATCAACGAAACGATATGGTGAAGTACTGAAGCAAGTAAAGGCTAATCCTAATAGTCTCTCTACAACTCGCTACCTCAACCAAGCAGAGATTACACAGATTGAGAACTTCGGTAAGAACGGTGGTGGTTCACTTCCGCCTATCCTCTATGCCATTGCTCAGTCAAGGAAGAATGCTACTATCTTCGATGTTGCTGATGCTCAGTTAGCAGCATGGGGTAAGCCGCCTGTCTCTAGGCCACCTACTGCTGCTCTCTATGATCAGGTGTCACCTGAATTGAGGGGCTTCCTAACCTGGAGACCTTCTGCTAACCGTACAGTACAGGCTGTTGAAAGAAGTGGTGGTGGTAATGCCTACACCTCTCTGCTCAACCTGATTGCCAGTAAGGAAAGCGTTAGCACTGACCCAGGTAATAATGGGTATGATGCTTTTAATACAGGTGGCTACAACTACGGCCACGGTGCTATTGGTAGTAGCAATACCTTTAACGGACGTAAACTCTCACAGATGACTGTCGGTGAGGTTATGGTTGCCCAAGCTAATGAGCAACTCCACGCTACTGGTCGTTATCAGATCATTCGGAAAACCCTCAAAAGTCTAGTGGATGCTGGTGTTGTCAGTCAAACAGCAATGTATGACCAAGCCACACAGGATAAGCTAGGTATTGCACTGATCAAGCGTCGCTCTAACCGCTTCTTCAGTGGTGAAGATAGCCTTGATGAGGCTATCAAAGGCATGGGCCAGGAGTGGATTGGTCTTCAAAACGTACCTCGACAACGACTTGCTCAAGCTCTAGAGCAAACCAAGGCTAACCTGCGGAACGTAGGTCTCAATGTTGAAGGTATGAAGGATGGTGTTGTCTATCGTGTTGGTGGAATCGGTCCTAAAGGTGCTTCTCATTTTGGCCCACACATCGATGCCAAGATGGAGGATAACTCCTACTTCAATCGCAACTACCTTGACCGCTTCGTGACTGTCAACGGTGCCCCTGTTGGTGCTGGTGTGACAGTTGCTGGTGGTGAGTTTGGTGCAAGCCGTGATGGTGGAGCCAGAGTCCACACCGGTTGGGACTATGCCTTTCCAACTGGAGCACAGGTCCGCCTTAGGAATGGTGCCCGTGTTGTTCGCAGACAACAGACCTCTTATGGTCTCAAACTTTCTATTGCACTACCTGATGGTCGTGTTGTTAACTTCCTACATGGAACTGCCTAATGTACTCTTCGCCTGACTTTTCAAATAACGAGGATGTTGTAGCTCAACAAGAGCGAATCATCCAACAATCACAAGCTGAAGAAGCAGCCAGGCAGGCCCGAGAGAAAGAGGAAGCCGCTGCTGAACAAAAGAAACAAGCAGAGATCACTGCTAACACTGATCCTAAGACTGGTCGTCCTAAGTCGCCACATGAAACCCTTGACCCTAAACAATATGGTCTAGGTGAGAACCTTCAAGAAGCAGGTAATGCTATTGCTGGTGGTCTTGTTGATACAGTCAATGATGTCATCACTCTTCCTAGGTACTTAGATCCTAACTACTGGAAGAAGGGTGAGGAATACAAACCACCTATTGCTGAGGTTGAAGCTCCAGTCACTAAGACTGTCTGGGGTAACGTCATCCGCACAGGTGTTAACTTCATCAGTATGGGCTTCGGTACAGGTGCTGTTGCTGTTAAAGGTGCAGGACTTGCCTCAAAGCTTGGTAAGGGTGGTGAGGTTGTAGCTAAAGGTTTGAACTGGTATGGAAAAGGAAAGTCCACCGTTGCTGGTCGCCTTGTCCAGGGTGCTGCTCAGGGTGCTGTCACTGATGTCGCTAGTCGTCAGTCACAACAATCAAACCTTGCTGCTGAGCTGATCAAGCTGAAGCCTGAATGGGAAGATGCTCTCGGTAACTTTGCTACCAACGAGAACATGTCTCCTGCCCAGAGAAGCCTCTACAACATCGTTGAAGGCATGGGCATAGGGTTGGTAGCTGATGCTGCTTTGGAGGGTGTTACAGCCTCTCTGCGGGGCCTTAAAGGAGCAAAGGCGAAGGCTACTGCACAGATCACTAACCCAGAACTCTCTAAGCTGTGGAAGGATCGGCAGGGTGACTCCCTCAAAGAACAAGAGAGGCTTGCCTATCAGCGTAAGGCAATGGAGGTAGAGCGTCTTACTAAAGAGGAGATCTACCGTACCGAATACAAAGCTGCTAAGAAGGATGGCACTATCCATCCTGATATGAAGTTCAGCGATTATGTAGCTACTAACCCTAAGTCTGTATGGAAAGGCTTGTCTGATGAAGACAAGTACAACTGGATGGTTGACACCGCAGATAAGAAGGGGGTTGCATGGGGACCTAACCATGATGCCACTGCACGTCAACGCTATCAAGAAGAGGTCACATCTACTCGTGCTGTTGATGCCATTAACCGTAACCCTGAGAACTATGTAGCTCAGGAGGCTGTTGATGGTATGCCTCCTCCTTCTCGTAGCTTTGATGTGGTTGAAGGTGATGTCACGCAGGGAGCTAATAGCAGTGTTACTGATAATGCCTTCAATGGTATTGTTGATCAACACCGTATCCGTACTGAATGGACCCAATCAGAAGGTTCCCCTCGTGGTGGCCTGACTGATGCCAACATTGGTCGTATTGCTAATGGTGCTCCTGGTCAGACCATTGAAGAGATCAACCGTATCACGCGGGATCTCACCAAAGATGAAGCCTACCTCAGACATGTAGAGTGGATGAAGAGCCACAAACAAGCACCTGAAGAAACCAAGGCTATTGCCCAGGAGCTTGTCGATGACTTCTTTGGTAGTCGTGGTATCAACGATATGTCTGGGTTGACTGCTGATGATCTGATCCTCAACAGCCAGCTGTTTGGTAAGGATCGTAACCGACTGTTTGGTAAAGATGTCTTAGACCCTACTGGTGTTTATGTTGCTGACCTTCTGGTTGGTCAGGGTCTTACAAAGATCCGAGACATGGCTAGGTTGGCAGGTAGTGTATCTGACCATGTTGATATCCTTGAACAGGATGGCATTGGTCGTACTATCTACGAGAACATGCTGACCCTGTTGAAGCTTCGTAAGGAAGCCTCAGCACTGCACTCGTATGGTCTCAGTGCGTTCAACGCGCCTAAGATGGGTGACGACGCCCTTAACGCTGTGGCTGATGCTAGCGATAAGGCAAAGACCATGCTCGATGATATCTTCAGGGCTGTCAACTCAGATACTGATGATAACCTGCTGAACTTCTATGTTGATGCTCTAGCTAAGTCTAATAAGTATAGCAATATGAACGACCTTCATACCGCTATGCACAGGAACCTGATGGGTTACACAGAAGGTGATCAGGTACAGCGTAACGCTATCCTGCGTGAGCTTAATTCCACAATGATTCACTCATTCCTGTCTGGTCCTCGTACTGTCACACGAGCTACGTTCAGTACTGGTCTTAACGCATTCATGCGTCCAGTTGCCACCATTGTTGGCAGTAGTGGCTCCTATATCACTGGTAATGATCGAACTATGCGTTCTGCTCTCTATGAGTTAGGCGGGATGGTAGATGGTCTTGGTGAAGCATGGGCTTTAACTAAGCAAGCATGGAATGCACAGATTGGTAGGGAGCTTCCTGACTCTCATGTGTCTGCTGTTGGTATGGCTACTGAAACAGTGGCTGATATCGAATGGAAGACGCAGGGTAACTTCTTCATGACCCATGGCTCTGATGGAGAGAAGGCTGCTTGGTTGATGGCGGATAAGATCCGTACTATGAACAACAACCCCTTCTTCAGTTGGGCTGCCAAAGCAATGGAAGCAGCTGATACTGGATGGCGCCATGTGATCGCTCGTGGTCGTCTGAAGGCTATGGCATTCAACGAAGCCTACGAGACCCTTACAGAAGCTGGTAGGACTGCCTCTGATGCTGATATCCAGCAGATGCTTCCTGAGATCTCCAATAACTTCCACAGTAAGGTATGGGCTGAAGATGGTAAGATCACAGATCAAGTAGCTAAGATGGCTGCTGATGAAGTGACCATGACCCGTGAACTACAGGGATTTGGTGTGAAGCTACAGGACGCCTTTAACTCCCACGCATTCCTCCGTCCATTCATGCTGTTTATGCGTACCTCTTGGAACTCTCTTGAGCTGACTGGTAAACATCTTCCAGTCCTCAATAACTACATCAAAGAGGTTAGCGACATCAAAAACCTTGACATCAATAATCCAGCAGATGCTCAGGTACTCGTCTCTAAGTATGGTATTAAAACCATCGAAGAACAGAAGTCTGCTCAGGCATTGATCCGTGGTCGTGAAGCTATTGGGTTTAGTGCAGTGTCTCTAGCTGCAACGGCCTTCATGAACGGTACCATCACTGGTAACGGTCCTGCAGATCGTGAGCTTAGGGATACCTGGATCCAAGCTGGGTGGCGTCCTCGTTCACTTAAGATTGGAGACAAGTATGTTAGCTACGACGCACTAGAACCTCTCAACTCAATTATGTCTAGTGTGGCTGATATCGGTGATGCAAGCCTTGAGATGGGAGAGAAGTGGACTGAGCAACAGCTTGGTCGTCTTGCGTACGTCCTTACTCAGAACGTCACCAACAAGTCATTCATGACTGGCCTCACCCAGCTTGTAGATATTTTACAGATGAAGGGTAACCGTCCTGGAATGGTGCTTGGTGGTATGGCTAACGGCCTGATTCCTATGGCTGGTGCTCGTAATGAGATGGGCCGACTACTTGCTCCTGGTATGCGAGAGCTGGAATCAGGATTTAAGGATAGCATCCGTAACCGTAACCTATGGACTGACATCATCACCCCTGATGGTCAACAGCTGCCGTATCGTTATGACCTACTCAATGGTACCAAACTTAACGACTACGACTTCACAACCCGTGCCATTAACGCTGTATCTCCATTCCAAGTGAATCTAGGTACAACACCAACACGAGAGCTTCTATTCCGCTCACTGTTCGATGTAAGGACCACGGTTAACAATGGTCCGAACGGTGAAGCTCTGACTGCACAAATGAAGAGTAAGTACCAGTACCTCATTGGTAAACAGAATATCGAAGCACAACTCACTAACCTATTCACTAACCCAGATATCTCTAAGTCTATTATGGACATGGAGGCTGATAGGGCTGCTGGTCGTCGGTATGACGCATCCACTACGCTACACAACACCCAAATCAAGAAGATCTTTGACACTGCAACTAAAACTGCATGGCAACAGATGAAGAATGATGATGGTCCTGTAGCACAAGAGGTGCGTAAGGCTGCACTGACACGCCTTGCTGGAGAACGTAGGAAGGGTGGTGCTACTGAAGAAGCAAATGCAATTCTAAACATGCGGAATAAGTAATGGCTACAACTGCCTGCGCCAGAGTAGAAATCAAATACAAGGGTGATAACAGGACCAAACTGTTTACATTCCCTTTTACATATACCAATGCCTCAGATGTTAACGTAGCACTCTGGGATGATACAACTAAAGAGTATGTTGACGTAGCCAGGGACAAGTGGAAGTTTGCTAATGCTACAACTGTTGAGTTCACTGATATCCCTCAGGTACCTACAGATCCAAATATCTTCAATGTCAGGATCTATAGGATCACTGACTTGACGCAGATGGAGGCTGAGTTCTACCCAGGCTCCTCCATTAGGGCACAGGATCTGAATGATAACTTTGATCAGCTACGCCTTGCTATTGAGGAAGGTCGGTGTCAGGTACCAGAAGCAGTGTTCAAGCTACTTAGCGACCAATACTGGAACAAGACAACCGATACAGTCACTCGACTTCAACAGTTAGGTGTTAGCGGTACCAGCTTTGTGGATGACAAGCATATCCTAACTGCCGCTGCCCTGTCCGAGCGGTTCGATGTCATCGTCTCCGACACCAAGCCACCCAACCCACCGATCACCGAGACCCGCCAGCCGGGCAAGATCTGGATTGACGATGGCACCTTCCAGATCCACTACTGGGAGCCTGCTGCCAGGGCATGGGTGAACCTGGCCAACGTGGGTCCTGTGGGTCCTGCTGCTGGGTTTGGCACGCCAACCGCTACAGGGCTGCCGGCTGGTTCAGCACCGACTGTCACAGCAACAGGCCCCGATACAGCCAAGGTGTTCGCATTTGGTCTGCCAAAGGGTGATCAAGGTATCCAGGGCATCACGGGTGCGACGGGTGCTGCGGCTGGGTTTGGCACACCAACCGTCACAGGGCTGGCAGCAGGGGCAGCGCCAACAATCACGGCGACTGGTCCTGACACAGCCAAGGTGTTTGCCTTTGGCATCCCCAAGGGCGACAAGGGCGACAAGGGTGATGCTGGTGCTAACTACACCCTGCCTGTTGCCACAGCAGCAGTGCTGGGTGGCGTCAAGACCGGCACCAACATTGCGATTGCAGCTGATGGAACGATCAGCGCCAACCTGCCTGGTGCTCTGATCTACAAGGGAACAGCTGATGTCACAGCTGCTGCACCCGCCACAAAGGCCAAGGGTGATGTCTACATCGCCACCACGGCAGGCACTGTCTCTGCCACCTGGACAGGAATCACGGGCACCATCGCTGCTGGCGACATGGTGTTGTGGGATGGCGCTAAGTGGGATCGCGTTGGCGCTGCAGGCTTTGGTGTCACAACTGTCACGGGCACTGCACCTGTGGTGGTAGGTGGCACCGCAGCTGCGCCAGCCATCTCAGTCAGTGCTGCAACCACTGCAGCTGCTGGCATTACCCGGCTTGCTGATGCTGCTGCCATCACGGCGGGCACGGCTGGTCGAGTGGTGGATGCTGCTCAGCTGAAGGCCGTCAGTGACGCGGATGACTGGACCCGTACTGGCACAACGATTGCACCACGGGTGGCTGGTGATGCGGTTGACATTGACTTCCCCCTGGGCACTGCTGCGCTGCCTGGTCTGACGCCAGTTGGCGACCCGAACACGGGCATCTATAGCCCTGGCGCTGATCAGCTGGCGATCAGTACAGGTGGTGTGCAGCGACTGCTGGCAACAGATACGGGCTTGATTGGCATTGGCAGCCCAGCTGCAACAGCAGCATCACGGCTGGCGGTGAATGATGCTGTGCCCGTGGCTAATGACGCCCTGCCAACAATGCAGGTCTACCGCAGAGGTATCAGTACAGGCGGTAGCGGAGTAACCGAGATTGGACTGGATGTAAATGTAGCCAGTACGCATAACGCAAATAGCGCAACAGGCATCAGAGTTTCTGCTAAGAGCGCCCTAGAAGCTAACGCCGTTTACGCGATCGACGCAAGTGTTATCACAAAGAACAACGGCATTGCAAGGGCCGCAAGGTTTACGGGTGGCCACGGCAATACAGCAGGTATCGGCACTCAAAACGTTGTTGATGTCATCGCAACCGTTAACAACACAGGCGTATTTGGCGGGGTCCACGGCCTCTATGTCGAAATGCCGGACTACGACGGCACAGTTAACACAGCTCTGCTGCTGAACAACAAGAACGTCGGCACCGCCAAGCAGAACACAATCAAGATCGATAGAAACGCCGTCAACATCGGCAACATCTACACCACCAACACCGACTTCGGTATCTACGGCAAAAACAATCTGAAGCTGGATGTAGGTGCTTCAACCCGTGCTCACATTGACTCCACGGGCAAGCTGCTTGTTGGCCCCAACCTTGCTGCCAATACAACAGGCGGCATCCTGCAGCTATCTGGTGGCATCACCTTCCCTGCCACAGCAGTAGCCAGCACTGACCCCAACACGCTGGATGACTATGAGGAGGGGACGTGGACTCCTGCATATCTGCCGGCCGGAAACATCTGGAGCTACACCAAGCAAGTCGGAACCTATGTAAAAGTTGGCACCATTGTTACGCTGTTTTTTGAAATCACAGCCCAGCTGGACACCGTCGGCAATCTAAACGGACAGGTGATAATTGTCGCCCCCTTCGCTTCCGGCGGCAGTGTAAACGGCAGCGGTATCTGCACGTTCGGCACCTTCCCGGCCAAAAAGATGTTTAACACCTCCGCGTCTAACTTCAGCTGGAAAGCCGGGTCCGGTGGGGCCAATGACGGGAACGGATACGCCAACACAACAAACTGGCCCGCAGGTACCTCGGTTGCACACATTGGGCACATCGTCATAAAAACTGCATCCTGAGCCCGCAACTGGCTAAAAACTACGAACCTAAACCTGTTACGTCTGGAGGACGTTCCTAATGGCAAGTCTCACAAAAGAAGTCGTCATCGACAAGATCGAAGTGCTGGAGAACGGCACCATCCAAGTCCGTCAAGCCACCCGCGTCCTAGAAGATGACACTGTGCTGTCCACCAGCTATCACCGCCATTGCCTCAGCCCTGGTGATGACCTGAGTGGTGAAGATGCACGGGTCAGTGCTGTTGCTACCAGCACCTGGACCCCTGAGGTGGTAGCTGCTTATAAGGCAGCTCAGGCGTCGGTTACCCCGTGACCCTATAACTAATGGCATTTCCATTTCCGCAAAACCCAACAGATGGACAGGTCGTCACTCAAACCCAGAGTGACGGCTCTGTCATTGTTGCTACATACGATATAACTAAAAATCAATGGATCGTTGATCGAAATCTGCCTGCACCCACGCCGATCACCGGCACCCCACCAATCAATGTCACCGCCAGCGCTGATGGGCAGGTGATCACCTGGGATCAAGCGCTGAAGACCTGGGTAGCCAAGACTCCTGCCGCCAGTGGTGGTGTTGGTGGCACCTATGTAAAGGGAACGCAAGCTGGCCCTGATACGGCCAACCCTCCGAGCCCTGGTGCCAAGCCGCTAGTGGCAGGTATGCTGCAAACCACCCTTGAGAACCTCCATAAGGAACTCAAGGCGTGGGATGGTACTAACTGGGCTGAGGTGCTCAGTGAAGATACCATTAAACAATGGATTAGTGCTGGTTCACTATTCCGTGGTGTTGTA